GGAATAAACATAAAATAGATGCGCATAAAGGAATATATATTTACGGTCCCTCAGGGAGTGGTAAAACCCATATGGTGAAGCATATACTAAAATTACTGGATTATGATATGGTGTATTATAGTGCAAGCGATGTTAGAAATAAAAACGTCATTGACTCCATTACCAAATATAACATGTCAAACGTAAATGTCCTTAGTATGTTTGCAAAAAAGAAAAAAAATATCGTCATTGTCATGGACGAAATAGACGGCATGAATAGTGGCGATAAAGGTGGGATTACCGGACTTATAAAGTTGATACGCCCGAAGAAAACAAAGAAACAAAAACTCGAGGAATACACCTTTAATCCAATTATTTGTATAGGTCATCATCATTTTGATAAAAAAATAAAAGACCTTATGAAGGTATGTCATGTATTTGAAATGAAACCCCCTACTAACGACAGTATATTAAGTATGATTGATCATTTCACTCCAAATATTGATTACAGGGACGAATTTGTCAAATATATCCAAAACGATCTCTTCAAGTTTGGGTTTATATTTAACATATATAACCAAATGGGTGGAACCATTAAATATTCTGACATATATTCGTTACTGAATCAAAAGACCTATAATGAGGATATAAAAAACACTACCAAGTATATCATCAATACAGATACTACTATTTCACAACATAATAGTTTGATTAATGAAACCGATCGCACGATAGTAGCATTGCTTTGGCATGAGAATATAATAGATATGTTTGGGAAGTTTGACCAAGATAAAGTTATTGAATTTTATGTCAAGGTATTGGAGAATATGTGTTTTGCCGATTTTATAGATCGTATTACATTCCAGAAACAAATATGGCAATTTAATGAAATGTCATCTCTTATTAAAACGATGAAGAATAATCACATATATCGGGAGTTCAATTCAATCCAAGCCAAATATACATCAAATGATGTTCGATTTACAAAGGTTCTAACCAAATATTCCACCGAATTTAACAATTACCAATTCTTATGTGGTCTAACCCAGAATTTGATGATGGAAAAAAAAGATGTATTTAGTTTTTTCAATTATTTAAGGAATACGCCTGATAGTGTCAAAATGACGGAAGCGATCACCGAAGAACTGGACATAGTTTTATTGGACATAAGTAGGATGTATCGAATATTGGATAAATTCTCTCCCGATGATGAAAATTAACGCGGCTACATCATGAGGTTGATATTGTCATCGACACCCCTGATATAAAGATATATATTGTATTTTTTTCCATATATATCTGATATAGTATTTTTCGAAAGGTGACCATCTCTTTCGGAGTATGCGTTATGGTCATCTTCGAATAACGCAATGGACGCGTTATTCTCGAATATCGTCTTAATGTGGAAGACCTCGGTATAGTTACTGATGAAATAATAGCACGATGCCTGTGCGATTATAGCGATTGATATGAATGTTATAAGCATTGTTATGTAATTGGATAACTACACCTATCTCATGATTTTAATATCAATTTTGAAGTTTTCTAGCCTTCTGCAATAGTACGCGCACACGGTGTGTTAAATTTTGTCGATGGTCTTTCGTCTCCACCAAGATTATTTCTGATGGGAACTATAGTTGGGTCTTCGGAGAGAATGCTAGAACATTTATATATATATTAATATGATACGGTTATTGACTATGAATATCGTGAAGAATATTATCACTTAGATGATTGTCGAATAACAAATACCGTAAAATTATGTGTAATGATTGATATATTACATTCATTTTATATTACTATTATATATGCCGGAGCCGGTGGATATTAATATGTATAATAAGGTTAAAGCACAGGTGTATAAAAATATCCCCAAACACAGTGCGTACAGAAGTGGAATTGTTGTTCAGAAGTATAAAGTTTCTTTTTCAAAGAAATATGGAACTAAAAAGTCGCCGTATAAAGGTAATAAAACAATGAAAAAGGGAATTGGGAGATGGTTTAGAGAAAAATGGGTGAATCAGCGAGGGGAAGTTGGGTATAAGTATAAGAATGATATTTATAGACCTATGTTACGAATTACTGATGACACACCAACGACGCATAATGAGATAACCAAAACGGAATTAAAACGTGCACGCACCGAGAAATATAGAAAGGGTCGGGTAAAGAAGTTTGTGCGTGCGAATAAGACACGAAGATCCCAGAGAGGGAATAAAAGGAAATCATTGAAAAGGATAAGAAAAATCTCGAAAAAACGTGTAACAAATAATTAACTATGTCAATCACCATAAAACAATAGAAATAATCCTATTGTTTTATATTTTTATCTCAATCATGTATTCAATATTAAAATTGGATTCGTAAAGAATATGATCTGTTGATCAAATCTTTTGATATTTTTATTTGACACTTTTTGTCCACCATGCGATAATCTTTCCCAGCAACCCAAATACAAGTATTAAACCGTATGTTAATGCCAGTATCGCAACTTTTGACCACGCAGGGACATTAACCGCGAAAAGAACTTTAAATATTGTCCCGATTCCCCATAGTAATGTGAATATTCCAAATGCTTTTGTTGTTAAATAACCATTTTCTCCGAAAAAATTAGGTTTTACATTATATGGTGTTCCTTTGGGGAATGGTGCATCATCTCTAAATTCTCCAACGAATCCACCAACCAGTCCAAACAAGATAAGGTACATACCGATTCCAAAGAAGTCGACGAATGGTGAAAGGAAAAATTTGAACGGGTTTGACGAGAATAACGGACTATGTGTTTTACCCTTAAAACCTAATATAACATTGGCAAATGGTATCGCGACAACCGAACCAATAATGAGTATTGCGAATAAAGGTACAACCAGTGACCATATCCATGGCATTGCGCCAGTGTCGAGTTGTTTTTTCATAACAGCGTTTGCGTCATCACCCACCACCTTCGTATCAGTGTAATCACTTGACTTTTTATCATTCGTAAGTTTCTCCATTAAGTATTTGAAAGATCCTCTGTATGAGCCCATGAGCATTGCTGATGTTTTCTTCATACCAACTTCGGTTGCTGTTCCTTCTGGTTTATTGTAATCGGAACATTTAACATCGTAGTTATATAACTTTCCAACCAATAGATGGTGTCCTGAGTGGGGCTTATCGGAAGTTATACCCATCGACGGTATTGTTTTATTTTTACCATCTCCTCCTGTCTGATCGCCGGTAGATCCCTTGTTTGATGTATTCTCCTTGTCCTCGTTAAAACAGTATATATTCGAAAACTCTACCTTTCCTTCTTTGTCCGGATCACCATTAATTCCTAGCCACGCGTCGGGAATATCACCATCGTCTCTATTTGTTGTGTTTGCGTTTTTGTCGTATTTGACATAATGCGTAAAACGAGTCAATAAGCACGCCAAGTTATAGCCGATTATTGTGTGTAAAATAAATCCGATAATCATTATTCCCATTTGTTTAAATATTGATTCAAATAGTTTGTCCATCTCGTCAAATTTAACCACACCGTTCGATCCCTCTCTCACTGCGAAAAATCCCTCCTTTATGAATCGTCTTTTATTTCCTCCCTTCATATTTTTTTTATCCTTCATATTTTTTTTACCCTTCATATTTTTTTTTTCAGATTCGAGTATTTCAACCATGTATACTCGATATATAAAATAAACGAGTTAATATATATCTATCTATATTGTATGGGTAAATCGAGAAATAAAAAAACCAAAATAATGAATAAACAAAATAAGCGGGTTCAAAAAAACAATACAAGAAAGGTGGTTTTGATAAATGGATTAGGTTTGGGGAAAAAAACGTCAGGTCGTAATAAATTAACAAAAAAAAACAAGAAATTAAGAGTGACCAAGGTGGATTACGCTAAACTTTGTAAAAACACAAAGTCGCACGAATTTATGAGGGAGATATATTCTAAAAATCTTTCCAACCGCATGAGTAAAAAATACAAGAAGGGCTACTCAAGAGATAAATTTTTCTTAAATCACAAAGGAAATATAGGAAACATAAATAGTGATAAATGGACAACTGATATGCGGCGCCAGTACAAGATTATCCGTCAAAAGTACGGAATGAAGTCTAAAGAATTAAAGGAATTTAAGAGCGACTATAAATGCAATATGTTTAGAACAATAACAAAAAATCACAATAAACTGGTAATCGGTGTTCTAAGCATCCCGACAACGACAGGTGCCTCTCTTGGAGCGACATCGTATATTCCACAATCGTATGTCAAGTGGTTGGAGATGCATGGTGCGCGCGTTGTACCCATTACATTTGACTTGCCGAAACAAATGATTAACGTCATCCTTAACCAGATTGATGGTCTTTTGTTAATTGGAGGTACAGTGGAGAGTATGGTTATCCAAAAGGATCATTATCGTTTCCTATCAACACTTAAATATATTGTGAATAAAATTACGCAGTTCAACTTGATTGGGAATCATTTCCCAATATTTTCGATATGTCTGGGGTTCCAATTATTGCCTATGATATGTCATGAGCATGATTTGGGAAAAATTAGCGATGGTTTTGTTAATAACGAGAATATTTCATTTTTGCCGACGCATGGAGCCGAACCGGTACAATTTACTCCGGTCGAAGATCGTGATATGCTTGTTACAAAACCCATGCAGGAATATTTTACTTCTACTGAAAAGAAATATATAGAAAACAGTGGGTCCACTGCGATGATACACAACAAGTCGTTTTTAATGGGTGCGCCCTACATGAAAGAATATGAGAAATACATAAATGTAACCGCAACATCGCGTACCGATGGGAAATCATATGTCGCGGCATACCAGTTCAAGTCATTGCCGTTTTATGGTGTTCAATTTCATCCAGAAAAGGTATTTTTCGAGCATATACAAGAGGATATACCGCACGACGCTGTTGCCAAAATGTTGTCGAGCAAGCTTTGTAATATGTTTTTGAAGGAGTGTACAAAGAACTACAATATACACGTTTTTGGTGTAAATGACGACGCAAATTTTTTTATAGAAAACTATGATTTATTGTCAAGAGAAACCGCGATAAAGGTTCTGTTTCCACATAGAAGCAAGTTGTTTAACACAAGCAGCATAAATGCGAGTTATTATTTTGGGAGAATGGACACTATACAGTCGGATGTTATACGTGTCCCGGAGATAAGCACGAGTAAATCGATAAAATCCAATACCGATAAGGAATTGTCCGAAGGCATAGTGATGCCCAAATGAAAGGGTTGTAATTTCAAATATTCAAATATCAAATTTAGGGAAAGGATTAAAAATATTTGTTATATGTATGGAGATGAAATATTTCGGTAAATTAACGTCTAAATTTGTACGAATGATAAAAAGGAATTTTATTGATATTAAATTCCTCACTATAGCCGTATTGGTACTCTTATTCATAAGTTTGCTCGTTTTTAAGTCCAATCCATTTAGAGAAGGTATGGGAATGTCTTATATTGAGGGAGAGGCAGAGGCACCAGTGCAGAAGACTGCGGACGAAGTCCCGCCAAAAACCCCTGAATCATCGATTGGGGATGTAAATGACGTGAAAATGATAGAAACTGACCCAGTTGTAGCCAAACCAGTCGTTCCAGATGTCTCAGAACCATGTGCGTTATGTGGAATAGAATGCCCAAACAGAGATAATGCTTGTATGGAAAGCAAACCGTCTTGTGTGAAATGCCGCGAGGTGGTTGAACATAAGGTTGGTCATGATACAACGTCTCATCGTCCTATTGTGGTAAATGTATATACTGGAAGCGCAAAGAATGAACCGGTTGGTGTGGAAGACAATGGTGACATGAAAAATGCGAACACAAACTTGTCAGGCCTCATCAGAGGTGCCGGGTATGATTTAAATGCGCCAGCGGATGCCTCGGGTTCCGCGAACGATATAAATACAGCCACTGTAAAAGATATGGCAGATGATTATGTAAAAAAACTAAACACAATCGACGTATCTGATAATAAACGACCCGAATCAGAGACTTCTGGGTTGTCTACTGAAAATGGCATGTATGGTGGATTCAACCCCAGAACCGTGGATCCTTCAATGAGCTATGAAATTTTAAATCCAGCTCAGCAGGAAATAAATAAGATGGAGAATAAATAAAAATAAATAATAAATAAATAATAAATAATTGAAATATGTTTATGAAATTCGAATATATAAACATATTATAAGTGACCATGAAGTATTTGTCGGAAATAATTTATGGGGGCGTAGACGGTATTATTACAACCTTTGCTATTATTTCGGGTTCGATGGGAGCAAATTTGGCACTGCGTGTCCCGATTATTATAGGTATTGCTTCTTTGTTCGCGGATGGTTTTAGCATGGGTGTATCAAGTTATTTAGCAGAGCAAACGAGATTCGAAAGAAAGAATCCATTAGTCGTTGGAGTAATAACATTTTTGTCCTTTATAACCGTGGGTATGGTTCCCTTGGTACCGTACATCTTTAATTTAACAAACGCGTTTGGAATATCCGCTATTTTAATGAGTATATCTTTGTTTATTGTTGGATTTATGAAAAGCATGTCTCATGGATTTCAAACTCTGGTGCTTGGTTTGGGTGCGGCAGTTATTTCCTATTATATCGGTAACGCAATGAAACAAATAAAGTGATTATCTCGAATACATGAGAGCGCAATTTCCAGAGGTGAAATGAACAATGTTGTATCGTTCTTCTATTAAGTTAAAGTCGTAGTTATATTCATATATAGCCCAAGACGATTTGTTTGTGCCGATCGGTGCCCCGTTTTCGTCACATATGATATTAAATTCGGCTTCTGGGTCAAGTGTGGGTACCTGTGTCGTAAATTCAAGTTCAATGTTTTTGAATTTACTGAGGTTTAGGGCTCCTGATGGCTGTGTGTTAAAAACACTATTTTCGATTCCAAAGTTATAACAATATAACCCGTTTGTTGCGTTTCCCGAATCTGTACGGGAGTACTTTTCCAAATAGTTAAAAACGTTATGATCGAGGAGGTTTTCGCGGTAATTACCATCAAGAATAATACCAAATGTCTCCAAAATATCCTTTTTCGTTCCAGACGTATAGTTTCCGGTTATCATCCACGGCGTTGGATTACCTGTCGGATCAACTCCGGGACCAAACCCATTTTCAAAATTATTCTCAAAACCATTTTTTCCTGTGAAGCTATCATACTTCCAATTTCCCTCGACAGGTGCGTTGGATATATCATATGGAGGATAAGAATATGGCCAATTCGTATAATTCGACCATTGGTTTCTAAGATTAATATCGTTTCGTGTATAAAAGAACATCCAACTCGCTGCCATTCCGAGGGAATCTATTTTTACTTTGTTTGACCCGGTTATATTCTTGAAGTTATATTCATGAACTTCTCGAATTAAATATTTATGTTCGTTCAAAGAGAATACGCGTTGCTCTTCGTCACTGAGGAAACAATAATTTGATATTAAATGAACATCTGCGTTGAACTCGTTTCTCTTATCTGGAAAATCATCTTCGTTAAGCGCTATGGATGGGGGTGTTTGTAAGAAATTATACATTTGCATATACGAAGCATTGAAGTTGGGCTGAACATAAGGGTAATTATTATCAGAATCTCGGACATCTCTTATAACGAATAGTTCATATAAGGGTCTTAATGTAACTTCAATTGCTAATTCGTTATATTGAAGAGCTATTAGCGGAAACGCGGTTTTACTCGAGTTTGAAAACCATGAATTAATGGGTATATATATATTTCTTGAATCAATAGATGGCATCGCACCCACAGCATCTTCTGTATGATAAGCACTCGGATATGAATTAACTCGGTTTCCATTGTTGGCGGGATCATTTAAGTCGGATACATTTCCGGTCATTTCGTCATGGACCTTTTTTTTATTCGCATTGAGATCGCGTTCAGCAATATTTTTCAAGTAGCTACCACTAAATTTCTGTAGAATCTGACCCCCGACAGAAATTGTAACTTCTTTAATTATTTCAGATCCGAGGTTTTCTATCCATTTGAACTCATATGGTGCCCATGTACCGTTTTCAGATTGAGGAGGGTATATCGGACTCCATATAAATGGGAGCTTTATTACTATATATGTGTCCATTAGCAAATCAGCATATCTTGGAATTCTGAATTTGTAGTGGGAGTTATCTGTAGCGCGAATAGTTCTGGATCCATCATAATCAATCCGAAACTTTTGAATGCCGAAATTAGTGTATTTCGCAAATTTTGTTTTGAAAAATGTTTTGGTCGGGTTTCCGTTAAGGTATATATTTTGGTTACCATATGATACGAGATTTAAAAGGCCTCCTGGCATTATATATATGTATATATATAATTAGGTCGTTTTAAAACATTTTATTATATTTTAAATATTCATGACCTCACAAATATTTAAACTAGTTCCTGATATATCGTATTTTAAAGATATTCTTGATTCTATATGTGAAATTGAAAACAATAAATATATCATAAATAATGCGTCATTTAAAAAAGGGATGATGTTTAATAATGTTAGTGAATTTTGTTCAAATATTGAAAAATATTATTACGAATCAAAAAAAAAGTATATTCAACGCAAGATGACGTATAAATATTTTTTAACTATAGTGAGACAGTTATGTAAAGTAAGTAATATAAATTACGAAACCGTTACAAAATATAATAAATCAACATATGAAATAATATATTTTGTTGAAGCGTTTAACTAGGCTAGCACGATACATCGAGGTTCATGTTGTTAATGTACTTGCCAATAAATGTATCGGACTCGAGTATTTCTGGAATGGACAAATAAACAAAGTATTTATACTTAAGACGAATTAATAAATCATCATGAGGGATAATAATACCGTAATTATTTTTACTCAACTCAATCTCACTATCATTCATTAAGTGGTCGATCAATATAGGTTCGTTGTGTTCGTCCTGTGCTCCAATTATTGTACCGGGTAACACATTTACACTCTTGTTTAGATAAAGGCTATAAATGAAACGA